GCACTGCCAAGTGCATCTCCTCGGGTGAGATTAAGTCCACTGCCAACCAGCCTTCTGGGCTGGAGCAGAAAGACCTCTCACCTGGAGAGCTCCTGTAAGGGTATCGCTTGGTTGCGATCTCCTTTGGATCTCCTCCTAGGGCGATTAAACCCCAACTAGAGTTACAACTCTAGTTCCACATGGCATTCCCCTAAAAAGGCGGATGCCAGCCAGATCTAATTCGGACGGATCTGGGTCGTCCAGCTCGCTCCAAGTGGTCAGGAGACAAGGGTTCGAAAGGGATTTCTCCCTCTCTAGCCTTGTAAACCAACCACTTGTTGAGGGCATCGGGTCCATCCAACGGATCGGACGGGATAACCGATGATACCACATAACCCTTAACCAAGGGGCGTTGGTATCTTCCACCCACTCTATCGGTTTGGTAACCGAGAAAGGAGTGTCTACCCAACACAGGAGAAGTTGGAGCTACGATGGGGAAGTGTTTTATCACTCCCTTGATGTAGTCATCCAACCATCCCACAGTCCTCCAGTAGCCAGCATTGTATAGCTGATTACGAAGAGAGACAATGGAAATTATCTCCTGAGCGTGCTCCCGTTTTGTAGGGAACATACTTCTGACGCGGACGATTGAGATGTCCTCGCCAGAGTAGTATTCCTTACCACAACTCTCTCTGAACTTACCAGTCCAGAAGGATTTGCGGGTATTCACCTTAGCTCCGAAGAGGGCTAGTGAATCCATAACGGGTTGCACATAATCAACGGGGATGATAATATCATCCCCATAGATGCGCACCTTACCCATGAACTCTTTAACGAGTTTACGGGTCAGGGGTGTCCTTAGCTCTCGTTCAATTCCCACGAAGACCATGGTTAGAAAAACCATAGCTTCAATTGGGAAACAGAGAGCTGAACCCATAGACGCGAACTTAGTTAGTGGCAAAGTGCCGTAACTAGGTACACGGGCCTTCAGGGAGCGACAGGATTGAACCGCACCACTAAGGTGTGGCCAATTTCCCATCATCTCCCTTACGAGCCGGTTCGAAACACGATCGGAGGCCTCACTCAAGTCGAGTGTTGCCAGTTCACAATGAAGTGAACCATCCGCAGCCATGAGCTGGTTAGGCTCCTGGTCTTGGAATCCGAGCATAGCACTAAGGAAATTCTCATTTCCAAGTGCTTCTAGGATAGGTTGCAATAAGCCCTGCTGTGCGTACTGCATAGCAGTCGGCTCCATTGCAATTATCCTTGGTGTTTTGAGCGTCTTAGGCACGGATATGACCTTAGCAGGTCTCTCCGCTCCGGGTTCGAGATGGTGGATATCGTCGTACTGGTCAAGAAATGACCAGTTTGGGCATAACATTTCCCTTGCGGGAAAGTACGCCTCAAGACGATCGGTCCAGGTACGCTGCCGCCACTTTGCGTTGCCGCGAAGTGAATCGGCAGTAGCGCCAGGACCATGTTTAGGCACAACGCAACCGTAATAGACCTTTCGGTCGACTTCGGTAAACGCTCTCCTAAACAATAGAGACGCAACGCGGTTAAAGTCGGCAATATTACTCGCCGATAATGACCTCGCATGCGCATCCACCTCCTTCTCACACTGGATATACTCCAGCATAGCGTTTTTCTCCCTTGCAGGAGTGCAGGGGAGACGAACCTTGCCAAACATCAGCGTTAGCTGACGAATGGCTCGGATCGACTCTATGTCTGGAGTGTCCAGAAGGACACCACCAGAACGGTCAAACACTCGCTCGAGGAAACCTCCTAAGAACAGGGGGAGACCTGCTCTCCACTTAAAAGAAGTGAAGAGATCGCGAGTTACCTTCCCTTGGTCTAGGCTTCTTTCGAAGTCTTTTCCGTAGGAAGGTAGGGTTATCGTAAGAAACGATAAACCTTCGTGTTTGACACGACCTGTGACTGTTTTGCAGTCACTGGTGGCGCTAGTGCAAACGACATCGGCAAGTTCTATTGCCAATGTTTTCCAGAGCAACATCAGGCTTTTCATACAACCTCCTGATTGGGGGTAATGTATCCTTAGCCCGATGTCTCACGAGAGCCTACCTAATCCATGCTAAGTATGCATGGACCGGGTAGTCCCGCCACTGTGAACTGAAATAGAAGTCTATTAAGACGACTATAACAGGACACAAGATCACACACATAGCTCGAACGAAGTCTCGCATGAGTCGCAATCAAGCGCTCAGTCGGAGCTTCGAATGAATATGTGGTTCCACGCTGGAAAATCTGTGATCCGATAGGATCATAGATACCAGTGATTGTACTACGACTCGCCAGCTAGAGCGCTGACGAGAAGTGCGTACGTGGATGCGGAGATCTTCGTTACCAGACCGGTAACGATCTTCTGCAGCTCGGTACTGTCGTAGCCCTCATCATTGGGCTCGTCAATAACAAGATATGCAGAAGTGCTCAGCTGACGATTTTGATCGTCCCTGAA